CAAAATTTAAGTAAATCGCATAAAGGCATATCACCTGGAAACAAAGGAAAGAAAATGGTTCCTCGTTCAGAAGAAATTAAAAAATCAATAAGTGAAAAATTAAAGGGTATTAAACGATCCATTCGAACACAAGAACATACACAAAAAATAATAGAAAGTAAAAAACGTAATTCACAAAAGAATAAATAAAACAAACACACATTAATGAAACAAAACATATTATATGAAACATTAGAAGAATTTCTTTTTGAAAGAGGTGAAGCACCTGGTGAAGAACCACTTGCACTTGCAATTTTAGGTGCCCCCGCTAGTGGAAAATCTCATACTATGAATAATATTAAAAAGTTTGTTAAAGATCAGCGAATTGCAGATACATTAGATGCTGGTGTAGGGTTAACTATTGATAAATTAAGAGCAGAATTTCAAAGTAAAAATCCTATTTCACAACTTGTAGGTTTCGCAAGAGCATTTTATTACATGAGAAAAAAAGTTAAACAAGATTCTATTGAATATGGAAAATGGTTCAGCGACATTATTTCATTATGGCAAGATAAAATTGCTAAATTAGCGCCTGTTTTAAAAATAACGGTAGATAAAAACCATGTTTATTTTGATGGAGTGCCAGCGTGGAAAGGATTAAAAGCTCTTAGAACTCCAGGATATTCTCCTAAAGAACTTATAACACAACTTGATAAATATAATGATTATAAAAGAGTAGTAAGATATTTTCAAAATTTACAACAAACTAAAGCTATTAATAAATTATACAATGTATCTTATGATGAATCTGGAGATGAGCCTAAAAAAATAATAAGTAGCTTAAAACATTTACACAAAAAGGGTTATGTTACCGAAGTATTTTTAATTCACCCAGAAAATGTTGCAACGAATCTTATTCAAAATTATTTTAGAGTTGTAAATGGTGATGATGGTGGAAGAGATTCAAGTGATGCAATAGTTCAAACATATTTAGATATAGAAAAAAATAAAAAATTATACAATGTTAATGCTGAAGATAATTTAGAAACAACATCAAAAGAATTACAAGAAGAAAATCCTAAAATTGCAGATACTATAGAAAAAGCAAATGTGCCTGATGATATGAGTAGAGGAGATAAACCTATTGATGTATTTACAGAAGTAGAACCAATGAAACCTATTGAAGCTTATAAATTTTTTGGTGGAAAATTAAATAAAGAACAACAACTTATATTTAGAGCATTATTAAAATATGGAATGCTTTTAATACAAAATTTACCTGAAGATGCAAAAAGTTTTCTTAATTCAGTTACAAAAAATATAAACAATAAACAAGCATTACAAATTTTAACAAATGCAGCAAACAGTAAAAAATATGTATTTCAATATGGAGGAGTAACTCCACAATTAGTTAAAAAAATAGAAACAATTTTATATAAATAATACAATGAAAATTCGCGAAGAACGTAAAGAATTAGAAAAAGTACTTAATAATTCACCAGAAAAAATTGATAAAAATATACTCCAAGAAAATGAAAGTATACCAGGTTTACAGGTAGAACCTATAATGGATATTGATTTTATTGAAATTAAAAGTAAATGTGAATCAGAAGCAAAATTAATGATATTAAATTCTGTTAAATTTATTTTAACAGAAGATATGATAGAAGGAAATGAGTATCTTCAAAATAAAATTATGGTCGACTCATTATCTTTATCAGGGATGATATATCAACTTCGAATTAATGAGATTATGCAAAAAGCTTTAATAGAACAAGTTAATCTTGGTATGATAAACCCTAGAATGTGGGAAGTTTTTGGACAACTATCAAAAATAATAGGTGAGCTTAATAAACAATTACTTCAAACTGTAGAAGCTATACAATCAACATATAAAGTAATAAAAGATAATATTAAAGAACAAAGAACCGAAGCGCTCAGCCCATCAACTTCAAGTCAAACAGGTATGTTAACCGCTGGTGATGGTAGTGTTGTTACACGAGGAACCAAAGAACTTATCAACAATGTCAAAAAACTCAAAAAACAGAATGGCAATAACAATGGCAATAACAATTATCTTGATGATGCTGAGTTAATCCCAAACATTCATGTCGAAGACATTCACATAGAAACTAACACTTAATCTTATGGCCGGACCAATAATATGGAACAGTTTGCTTATTCAGCAAACTTTGGATAAATTGCGCATGGGAATTACAACAAATTTAAGTGCTTTTCATGAAAGCGACATAGAACTAAAAGCTGCTAATATTTTATATCAATTAACTCCTGAAGAAATAGACGAATTTCATAAGTGTTCAGAAGACATAGTTTATTTCGTAGAAAAATACTGTCGATTTTTAACAGATGCTGGTAGAAGAACAGTTAAATTAAGAGAATTTCAATCACGAATTCTAAAAGCATTAGAAAAAGAAGAATATAGCGAAAAGTGGGAACAATTAATTCCTACGAATCGTAACATGATAATGATGCAAGCACGGCAATCGGGCAAATGTTTTTTTGATGGAACAATTGTACTCGAGTATCCATCAGGAGAACTATATAAAGTGCCGGTTAATATATTTTATTATATGATAAAAGAAAAATTAACGTTGTTAGAAAAAATAAAAGTTAAATTAATGTTAATTTATCATAAACTTTAAAATTTATACCACTTTGTCATCTTTGCATAAATTTTAATGAATATATATAATAAAAATATGGATAATGAAATTAAAATTGAAAATATTGATTATGTAATATGTAAATTATGTGGTAAGAAAATGGAAGCTATTCAAGGTCGTCATCTTACATGCACACATAAAATTAATTCAACACAATACAAAGAAATGTTTCCTGATGCTAAAATGCTTCCAGATAATTATAAAGGAGGATTTCGACAGCATCTGGGCAAACATATGAAAGAAGAAAAATGGAGAAAATGGGCTTCAGAAAAATCAACCGGACAAAATAATCAAAATTCTAAAACTAATGCTACAGAAAAACAAAGGAAAGAACGCTCTCCATTTGCAAAAGAATTTTATATTAAAAAAGGCTTAACAGAAAAAGACCGAAAACAATTTAATGCAAATGTAGCCAAAAACAGAATGTATACAACACAATTACAATATTATATTGAAAAAGGTTTTATAGAAAAAGACGCTAAAATAATGCTTAAAGAACGTCAGGCCACCGGAAGATTAGATAAATTTATTAAAAGATATGGTGAAGAAGAAGGCTTTAAAAAATGGAAAGAAAGACAAGAAAAATGGCTAAACAATTTTCCTAAAAACAATTATTCATTAATATCTCAAAAATTATTTAAAAACATATATGAAAATATTAAGAATGATTTTAAAGACATATATTTTGCCACAATTATAGATAATAATAAAAATAATGAAAAACGTTTAGTTTTAAAAAATAGAGTTATTTTGCCTGATTTTTTTATTGAAGACATTAAAAAAATTATTGAATTTGATGGCATTTATTGGCATAAAATAAATCCGGAAAATAAAAAGAGAGAAAATGAAAGAGACAATTCTATAAAAGAATTGGGCTATAGTGTATTACATATACGAGAAGATGATTATCATCTAAATCCAGAAGAAACTATACAAAAATGTGTAAATTTTATATATGCATAAATTTTTAAAAAATATAATTTTATTTTTAATACAACTTATTGAAAAATGGGAATATAGAAATATGTCTTTAGATGAAGATGATATATCAAAAAAGATTTTAAATACTATTAAAATTGATAATATTAAAATTAATACTCCTTTAGGATTTAAACCTATAAGTCAAATTCATAAAACTCAGCCTTATCATTTATGGAGAATTGAAACAGAAAATGGATTATATCTTGAAGGTGCTGATAAACATATTGTTTTTGATAGTAATAATGAACAAATTTTTATAAAAGATTTAAGAATAGGATATTATATACAAACTAAAAATGGTTTAGATAAAATAATAAAAATAGAAAAGTTACCATTTAAAGTATCAATGTATGATATTACAGTTGATAGCAAAGAACACGAATTTTATAGTAATGATATAGTTTCGCATAACACAACAACTGTTGCCGCTTTTTTCTCTTGGTATCTTTGTTTTCATAATGATAGAAATTTGGCAATTTTAGCTAATAAACAAGACACAGCATTTGAAATTGTTAATAAAGTGAAAGATGTATTCAAAGGTCTCCCATTTTTCTTAAAACCTGGTATTATAAATATAGGTGCCGGAGGTATGAGACTTGATAATGGTTGCTTTCTTACATCACAAGCAACAACTAAAACAGCACAGATTGGTTATACTATTCACGTTCTTTATGCTGATGAATTTGCACATATACAGCCTTTTATAGCAAGAGATTTCTGGAGATCAGTTTATCCTACACTTGCATCATCAGAAATCTCTCAGTGCATTATTTCATCTACCCCAAATGGTGATGATAATGTGTTCTACGAAATATGGGACAAAGCTCAAAAGGATCAAAACTCGTTTATGCCTATACGGGTTGATTGGTGGGAAGTCCCCGAACATGATGAAGCTTGGGCAGAAAAAACAAAACGTGACTTTGGTGAAGAAAACTTTTCACAAGAGTTTGGTCTCGATTTTAATCGAGCAGGTTCAAATCTTTTGTTAAGTTCAACAGATCTTTTATTTATGAAAAAAATACAAAAAGAATATGAATTTCATGAATTAAATAAAACTGATTTAGATGAAAGTTTATATCGTAATTTAAGATGGCATCCAGATTTTGATCCTAATAAAGATTTTAGTTCAAAAGATAATCGATTTGTGTTAAGTGTTGATACAGGTGAAGGAAAAGATGAAAATGAAATAAAGGATAATGACTATAATGTTTGCAACATTTTCCGTATCATTCCAAAAAGTGTTCCTCAACTCAAGAAACTTAGAAATGACGAGATGACCATCAAGAATATGTTTAGAGCCATCCAAGTTGGTTTGTATAGGGATAATATTAAAGATGAAGAAAATTGCGCTCAAGTCACACGAGTGCTTACTTTTGATCAATTCGGAGATCAACTTTGTAAAGTAATTATTGAAATGAACTTTAATGGAAAACACTTTTTAGATAAATTCTCACAACATGATAAATATGACGAATCTGTATTACTACATACATATCATACAAAACCCATACATGGAGAAAAAGCTCCAAGAAAAAAAGCAGGATTTAAAGTAGGTCAAGATAAAGATTTTTTCTGTAAGTTAGGTAAAAAAATGGTTCATCAAAGGGTGTTAGTCTTAAATGAAATCGAAACGATAAAAGAGTTCAAAGCTTTTGGAAAAACTAAAAATGGAAAATGGAAAGGCATCGGAGCTCATGACGATATTGCTATGAGTGCTGTAAATATTAGTAGATTATTTGATGAAAATGAATATGCAGATTGGCTTTTTGATTATTTAGATGAAATGGAAGAATCTCCTGTTAAAATATTAATACACGAACTACTAGAAAAATATACAGAAACTTCAGATATTGACGATAATACATTTACATCTATGTATAGAGATGTTAACAATATTACAGTAGATCAAAATTCATATAATTATAATAAGTATAAGAATAAAAATATGCCAAAATATATACCAAGTTCTACACTTAAAGGTATTTTTAATTATCCATGGAATAATAGTTAATTTACACATTTATGTGTAGAATATATAATAAAAAAGAACATCATCACTAAGAATAAATAGAATAAAAATAATATTATAATATGAGAATCGCATTAGATTTATCACAATTTAAATCAGCAGGTGTATATACTGTTGAAATTGATAATTCAGAACGTATAGTTGTAACTACTCAATCTTTAAGATTGGTTACAGGTTTTGCAGCTCAAGGCCCATATAATACACCTGTCTTTATTAGATCAACTAGAGATTTAGAAAGATTTTATGGTCCTATTGATACTAAATTAGAAAGAAAAGGTTCTTTCTTTCAAAGATCAATACAAACTTGTTTATTAGCTGCTCCTGTATTTGCAATTAACTTATTAAAAGTTAATGAAAATCCTGTTACAGCAACGGATCAAGTAGATTTTGGTGCATTTTCAATAGATTCATGCACAGCTAATAAATCTGTTAAGAGTGATTTATTTGTTAATTTCTTTAATCGTGTAAGATTTTGGACACCAGACACAGATTATTTACAAGGTGTAATTAACAATAAAGAATCTGCGTCAAATACTATAAATGCTCCATTATTTTCTATGGTAAACCTTAGTACTAAAAATCTTTCATTAATAATTAGAAAAGCACAAAACTTATCACAATATAGTGTTTATGCAAAAGATTGGTATGGTTCAGCTACAAACATTCCTTATGAATGGATTCGTCAATATGATTATATTAGTGATTATTTTATTCAAGTTATTGCTATTGAAGGTGACTGGACTAATTACGCAGCATTATCAACAGATCCTTATTATTCACAGTTTTTTAGTGCATTTGGTGTATTGCCAACACAACTTCAAAACTTTATGAATGCTGATAATGTTAATCTTATTGGTTCATGGACTGGATGTATTATTCCCGACTTTAAAGATCAAATGGGTTCAGAACAATATATTGAAACTGTTATTAATGCAGCTACTGCTTTAACGGGAATTTTAGTAAATGTTAATCAGGAAGCTCTTGATCAATTAAATTGGAATACAACTGCAGCAAAATGGGTTTCTGGTGATGGCCTTGTTTCAGCTCCTTATGCAGTAGATTTAGTAGGTCATGGTTTATCAACATTTGACACGAGTACAACCGTAAATGTTCAAAAACAATTTTTAAGTTATGATATTAGTACATCAGCATCTGTATTACATACTGATGTGACTGCAACATTACATACCGGAAATACAACATACACAGTATTTGATGTTTCAACAACAAATCAAAGTGCTATTACTGTTGGAAGTTTAGTTGTAATTGCAGTTGCCAATCCGTCATCAAATGTACCTGGTGTTACATACGTTATAGCAAAAACATGGGAATCTTCAGTTGGATATATTATTACAACAGCTGAACCAATATCAAATACAACAGTAACAAGTTTAAGAGTTCAAAAAACTATCGATGATCCATCAATAGCTTCAATATACAAATTTATACAACTTGACGGTTTAGCCTTAAATAATAGACATCTTCCAGGTTTTGATACGGTAGGTGCTCCGAATGTAGAAGAAGGTGTTGAAAAAATATATGCAATGCTTGGTGACACAGGAATTAAAAGAGGTCTAACTAATAAAGATATGATAAACTTCCGTTACATTGTTGATACAATGGCTTATGGTCTTGGATCTGAAATGGGAGGAAAAGCTTGGCTTGCAATAACTGCAAAAGCTAGGGGCAAATGTACTGCTATTTTAAGTGCACCTTCAATTGCTCAATTTGCTACAGCTGCAAATCCTTATTTTTGTGATACTTTTATAAGTGGAGTAGATCCTACTCCTGTATTTAGTACAGAATACATTCCAATGGGTGGAAATCCAGATATGCCGAGATCTTTTAGATTTAGTTTTCCGACTGAAGAAGATGGTGCAAAATACTGCGGTGTATTCGGACCATATTTAAAATATAGTGAAGGTGGAAAACTTATTAGTGTTCCTCCTGCAGCAGATGTTGCAAATGCTTATGTAAGAAAGTTCTTAGGCGGAAATCCTTTTGCAATTGTAGCAAACAGAAATGGTATTCTTTCGAATCCAAATCTTGCAGGTGTTGAATATATGATTGATAAAACTGATAGAGATTCTCTTGAACCTTTTGGCTACAACTCAATTATTGAAAGACCAGCAACTGGACAAATAATGATTTACTCTAACGCAACTGCATATCAAATTATTAAGAGTGACTTCAATAATTTACATGTTAGAGAATTACTTAATACTCTTGAAATACAAATTGAAGAAGTATTAGAACCATACGTATTTACATTCAACAATCCTGTAACAAGATTAAATATTATTAATTCAATTACTCCAATTCTTGAAACTACTAAAGATGCCGGTGCATTAACTAAATATGAAGTAGTTATGGATGAAACTAATAACTCAGCATCATTAATAGCTGATGGTTTTGGAATTATCGATGTTAATGTTTGGATAACTGGAGCTTTAACTAAAATTGTTAATAGAATCACAGTTAATAAAGAATCTGGAATTAGTTCAGGTGGATTTGTATTTTAAGAATAAATAAAATAAAGAAAACAGAATGGCAGATTTTACATCACAAGGCAGTTTCGGTCTATCACACTTTAGAAATTCACGCGCATCGCAAGAGTTGTACGAGCCAATATATTTGAATTTATTTACAGTTCAAATAGAATTACCCGTAGGTGTTGGTTCGACTCCTGAAAATACTAATTTAATATTAGAAAATGTACAAACTATTGGAGGTCTTAAATCACATAAGTTTCCAGGTTCACCTGTAGCACAATATTACAAATGGGCAGCTAGAAGATTTGCAGGCGCAAAACCTTCAGAAACTACAATGGACTTAACGTTAGATTTTCAAGTTAACATAGATAGAACTCCAAGCGCTTATGTTTTAAAGACACTTCGTAAATGGTGTGACTTAGTTTATGATCCTTTAACGGGTCGAACAGGTATCAAAGCAGATTACGTTGCTCCATGGATGTTAATCACTATGTATGATAGAGCAGCTAGACCATTTTGGCAATGGAAATGTTACAATGTGTTTCCGATGACCGCCCTTCCAGAACCTGCATTAGGTTATCAAAATGAAGAACTTTATAATATTAATGGATTTGGAATTGCAGTCGACATGTGGGATGAAACGATAGTCTAAGTAATAATTGATGCATATTAAACTTTAATAAAATTTTAACATTAGGCCTATTAATTTAGGCTTTTATGTTAAAGTTTTATTTAGATTCCATTCCCATTTTCCATTCCCTAAACCCCATATTCTACTATATTTTCTTTCACTCATTATTTCGGCTTCTGTTTTATTTTTATCATAACCCAATTTAACTAATTTATGTTTCATGAATCCACTTCTATGGTATCTTTTATCACAATCAGACCACCAATAATCTATATCAGTATGACCTATATAATTAAATCCTAAAACATTATATAAATTGCCACTTCCTATACTTAAATTCGAATATGATATAATATTTTGAGGATTATAATATTGAATAAAATAATTAAATAATTTTGATGCTCCACCTCGTATATTTACATGAAGTTTAGAGCAAAATCTTAAAAGCTCATATTGATTTTTATTTATAGAAACTCCTTTCATAATCATTCTTTTTTTTCCAAATGTCATTACAGAAACTAACTCGTTGTCATAATATAGCCCTAAATTTATTGATGACGCACAATTGCCCTGGATATGATTATCAATTAAAAATATTTCTTTATTTATATTGTTAACTTCAATTATTTTACATTTTCTTGCATCAAGTTTATTTTTATTTAATTTTAATGCATTAGATATTATAGATTTAACGATTTCCTTTTTATATTTCCACTCATCTTCCCATATATTTAATATATTAATATTATATTCTTTGAACAATTTATTTTTTTCAAAATGATTTAGTTTATTTTTATATTTTTCGCTATGCCAAAATAATCCATTAAACTCTATTCCTAAATTATGCTCTGGAATATAAATATCAAGTTCTCTGTTTTCAATTTTTCTATAATTTTTATAAATTTTATTTTTATAAATTGATTTTACATATTCAAATAATTCATTTTCTTTTTTACTGGAATACATTACATCTTTATGTTCTTCACAATATAAAGAAAAACCAAATCCTGGTGGTTGTAACAGTTTAGCATAATTAGTACAATTATTAAAAATACAAATTGGCGCGTTAAATAGTTTATTTTTAAGTAAATATATTTTATTAGAAAATTTTAATTCATCTATTACACCATTTACTGTAAAATTATTAATTACTTTAAGAAAATTAGGCATATATTTACTAAAATATTTAGGTGTTTGCTGATTTGAACATGAAAAATACATATCATTTAACGCATTTATACACAATTCTAAATCATATTCGGATGGAACATATTCATCACTTAGATAATATTCATGACATTTTCTACAATATACTTTATATTTTTCAGGTATTAATACTCTACTTTTCATTTTATAATCATCTACACGTTGTCTTCCGTGAATAAGACAATTAGTAAAATGTTTTGTTGCAACAGGATTCAATTCCCCAGATTTTAACCTTTCATCATTATCAAAAACAACTATAGTATTTAATGAGGCGTCTTTTGTAGTTATATACTTATCTAAAATTTTTACAACTTCTTTATTTTGAAATCGTAGATCATCTTTTTTGATAAAAATTATATTCTTTTTTTATTAAAAATTTGATAATTTTTTAAAATGTTATAATGATATATATAATAATAAAAATAAAAAAAATAGATACAAAAATGGCAGAAACTATAGACTATAGAAAATATCTTGAAGAAAA